CAAGCCGGGTCAACTGCCATGTAGTTGGTTCCGTGTTCGGGGATTTTGTCGGCTTCCAGAATGTGTGAGTCGCAAAACTTTGGAAACTGATTCCCCGACAAATTCTCCGCAAACCCATACGCCCGCAGCTTAATCTGTATGCTGTTTTCGCCCTTGAGGGTTTTCTTCATTTCCTCATAGGGGTTGTACGGGTTCATGTCTGTGTAGAACCACATGGCGCGGGAGTTGGGTTTCCTACACTGCGCCGTGTACGGCATGGTTCCAGCGGGGCATCCCGGCACATTCACGGTGTCGGGGAGAAGCGGACTTGGGCGCGTTTCCAGCACTCTAAATCCAGACAGATACTCCTTCACGGTCGGCGTGTATCCATCAACGGGCGTGAAGGTGAGTAGCAAACGACCAGATAGTTCGTGGCTTGAAGCCCGCGTAACCAGCCGAAATCGCAGCGTCTCAATCCAAGTCAACGGCACAAGCTCATCACACCAGATCATGTCCACTTCGCCACCCTCGATCACTCGCATTTCTTGGCTATAATTCATAAACCAGCATTGCGAGCCATTTGGGAGAATGAACGTGTTTTCGGTGAAGCCATTCTTCTGGCTGAAACTCACATTCTGAACTTTGCCCTTCTTAATGTTCTTCCACTCGGTCGGGATGTATTTGTAAATTAATTGTTGCTGGTCGCGGATACTGGATTGCGCCGTCATCCCCAGTACCCACACCTTCGCGCCTTTTTTTGCCGTCATCATTTGCACGATGCGTTTGGCGGCAAATTCTGACTTTCCAGCGCGGTTGCCTCCTTGGATTAGAAGTTCGCCGCAGCCTTTCCAGAGTTCGTCGGCATCGTTCCAGTGCGGGGGTTCGTATCCGTAGCGGTAGGGGTCTTCCTTTTCCAGTCGGATTAGTTCTTCCCGTTGCTCCAGTATGCGGGCCAGTTCCGCCGTGCCTTCTTCCCCGCGCTCCACAAACGAGCGAATTTTGTCCTGCGACGGCACGACAAGCACTGGATGTGGTGTGGGAGTGAAAGCCATTATTCCGGTATGTTGGGTGGGTCTTCGTCGTCGTCCTCCACCTCAACGTCTAGCTGATCCAGCGTAACGTATTCTCCAGCGTCGGCTAAAATCTCCTGCTTGGTCATTTCCAGAATGCCCACCATTTGCGGGTACGACAGATCAAACTCATCATAGAATCGCTGAACCAAGTCAGTCAGCGCGTCTTTAAAGGCTTCTTCCTGTCGTTGCTCGTTCATATTCGGCCCCGCCGCTTCGGATGCCGCGTAACTGTCCAGCCGTTGCCGTCCGGTTTTACGGGTATTTCCATTTTTGGGACGTACATATGTGAGTCTTTTACGCGGACTAGGATTATTTTGCCGTCTTTGAGTTTGGCCTCCACCAAATGGCGATTTGGGAAGTAGCAGCGTTCGGTGGTTGCGGTTGTTTCTTTTGTGGTTTCGGGTTCCAGCGGCTTATCCAGTCCGAGTTCTTTGTAGAGAAAGGCTTTGCCGTCTGATGTCCAGTGGATTGCCCGGCCTACTTTGAACGTGTGTTCGGGGTTTGCCTTGCGGACTGCGACTATCTGCTGCCGTGGTACTCCGAGGAATGCTGCAAGTTCTGTCTCCTTCATCGCCTTTTTGTAAAAATTTTTATGACACTAAAACCCATTATATAGTAAGGCGAGGCGATCAACGCGAACCCCCTCCCCCCGTCTGTGATTCGTGTGGTGATTCTTTTTGCGGCTCAATGTCAATAATATCCGCCGGGCTGGCCGAAGTGTGCCGTTCTTTTTGTGTGTTGTCGTTTTCCTTAATGTTTTGAGACTTTTCAGCGGTGTTTTTATCCGTTAGCAGTGAATTGACATCTCGGTGATCAATATGCAAATGGCGATGCTCGACGGTTTGTGTGTTGTCTCCACTCAGGTCGCGGATTTTGTCAGTAAGAATTCCGACCAAAATGGATTTATTGGCGGGCTTTAATTCGTCAATGTTCTTTTGTAGATCGTCCACCAAGTCCGTTACCAAGTCCTGCATGGCTTTCGCCGTTCGGCGTTTCCAGTTCGGCAAGGCGTCCCGGTTTTGTTCCCTCAACAGCGCGACAGTTGACCGGGCAACATTGTAATCGGCGGCAATTTGTGTGACGCCGTGGCCCGCCTTCAAATCCTCCACCATTGCCGCTTTGGTTTCCGCCGGAATTGGTGCTTTCCCTCGTCGCATTAAAACCGCTTCAAACTATGCAAAAGCATTAAAACTTGACGGCAAGTCTTCGCGGCTATTCGTTCCGGTCAACTTTTTTTTTCGTTAATTTTAACCAATGAAACCGGGGGTAAAATGGGCCTTGGTGAAAATAAATGAAAAAACTTTGTTGACATCAGCGGTTTTCGGGGCACACTTAATCCCGTGCCGGATACACCGGCCAAAAAATGTGAAAATGAAAAATCAAATACTTAAACAACACGGCATAGAAACCCGCATTGAATCCGGGCGGTTATTTGCTTTGGATGTATGGACAAAAAACGGAGAAGTTGACTCTCAATGGGTTGACGCCACGGCTTGGACAATCAAAGAAACTTACAACTGGTTAGGGTATTGATAATGAAAAACATACTTTCCATAATCGGCCAAGGGCTATTGGCCCTCATTGTGTGGGGTAGCATGGCCGCGTTTTTTCTGGCCTATTTCATGTCACCAGCGGCGGACGGGGGGAGGGTTTTTCAATGATTAAACAGCAAGACATTGCCTCCCTTGACGATTTTATCCGCTCCGAATATTTCGCGGCGTGGGATGAATCCAACCGTGATAGCCTTGGCTATTCTCGCTCACCGTTCAAGCGGGATCGGTGCAAACGTATTTACGACGGGGCCGAACACGGGGCCGAAGGCTCAACACACGGGGAAATTATAGCAGACTGGCGTGAGGCGTTTGATTGCTTCCAGCGGGATTATGAATTGCCCGAAAAAATAATTAACACGATTGAAAAAGAAATTAACGATTGTGAAGCATGGCACGAAAAAAACGGGAGCCTTGAAACTCAATTAGGATAGCGCGGGCGGCTACGGCGTGCGTCTCCACCGGGGGCGCATGGTGTAGCCGCTGGCCGGGTTGGTAAATGTGAAAAACCAGCCCGCCGGGAGTGAAGCCCGGAATGCCAGCGGCAAACAACAAAAAACCAAATAATGTGAGAAAATGAAAATCAAAAAAGACGTTTACGAAATAGTCACAGAAAAAATCATTGCCGCCCTTGAATCAGGAACGGCCCCTTGGCGGAAATCGTGGGGCTGCAACAATTCCGCGCCGGTTAATTTCCACAGCGGCAAAAATTATCGGGGAATTAATACTTTTCTACTGCATTGCAGCGGGTTTGCTTCGCCCTATTGGCTAACATTCAAACAAGCCAAAGAGCGCGGCGGAACCGTCAAAAAGGGCGAGAAAGGAATGCCTGTTGTCTTTTGGAATTGGATATATAAAGACGCAACCGGGAAAACCATAAAAGACCAAGCCAAGGCCACTAAAAAAATCCCATTCTTGCGCTACTATACGGCTTTCAATGCGGAACAAATTGACGGCGTAGAATTCCCAGCGGTTGACATTCCAACCCGTGAACATACGCCAAGCGAAACGTGCGAAAAAATTGTTGCCGGGATGCCAAGCCCGCCCGAAATAAAAACCAAAGGCAGTCAACCTTGCTATATTCCCAGCCTTGACCGGGTAGAAATGCCGAAGGCTGAACATTTCCACAGCGGGGATGAATATTATTCAACGCTATTCCATGAACTAGCCCACGCCACAGGCCACAAAAGCCGCCTTGACCGCAAAGAATTAACCAAGGTTAGCGGGTTTGGTTCTTCGGATTATTCCAAGGAAGAATTAGTGGCGGAAATGGGCGCGGCTTTTATTTGCGGCCATGCCGGGATTGACACCACTTTAAACAATTCCGCCGCTTATCTTCAAAACTGGATCAAGGTTTTAAAAGGTGATTCCAAGTTGGCCGTAACGGCGGCGGCTCAGGCCCAAAAGGCGGCGGACTACATACTAAACAAAAAGGCCGCTTGACGGTTCCCCGTTGCCTCGTCTCGGCGGGGCATAGGGGAGCCGCCAAAGGCTCTTTGAAAATGTGAAAAAATGCTAATCAAAATACACAAAAAATACGCTCCCGAAGGGGAGAAAACGAACGAACGCGGCTACACCGTGAAAACCTACCGGGCCGAATGGGCCAAAACTCAACCAAATTGGGCCGAAGATATGAAAATTTTTGTCAAGATCGGCAAAAATAGAACTGAAGCGGCCCAAATGGTTCTCAGAATGGGCGAATTTTGGATTGAAACACTAGGAAAACGTGAGGAAGGCGACCGCTGGTGCGCGATCCACGTTGACGAGTTGGCCAAATTATATACCCACACTTGCGGGCGTAAAAACCAAAACCCAAACCGCCTATTTCGCCAGTTGCGACTACTTGAAAACAGAGCGCACAAAATCACGCTTGCACTCTGCAATGATTCAGAAACAGACGAGGCCCAAGCTGATAAAAAAATGGCCGAAATTAGAAACAAAGTGCGGGCCTTATTTGGCGGCAAGTTGCCCAAAAATTTTGGCATCAACTATGACCCGCGAGGCTACGCCCTAAAACTAAAACCGCCAACGAATGAAAAAGGCATCGACACCGGAGAACCCGCAAGCCCATTCCGACTGCAAAAAGACTGGGGAGAGAATCAACTTTTGGCCCCCGATTTTAACGAATAATGAAAACTTTTCTCTACACATACGAACGCAAACAGAACGACATAAACGGCAACCCCAAACACTGGGTTACGGTGTATAGGGTCAAGCGCGGAGTTCCAGTGCGACTAGGCCGGGCCGAATGCGGGTATTCTGGAATATCCCCAACCGTTTTACACGTTGCCCAAAAGGCGGGCGAAATTAGCGAACCCCAACGGCGGCGGAATAGATACGACTTGGAACGGGACAAAATAGCAGTGTTCCACCGTCTGGATTGAATCCCCTTCGGCGGCTTCCCAAGCGGAGGCCATCGATGGGGGCGCAAATGCCCCGGAAAAATGTGAGAAAATGAAAAAACTAACACAAAAACGAATGGACGCCATAATGGCGGGTTTTGTCAAAGTATGCAAAAAACACAAAACGGCACTTCCAGACGCGCTAATGGTCGTCATGGCGGGTTGTTTTGTTGGGGCCGTCGAGGAACTTGGCCAAGACGAGGCCGAAGAAGTCGCGCACGGCATGGTTGCCCACTGCTTGGATTTAATAAAGAGCGCGGGAGGTGAGGCATGAGCTACACTTGGATCACAATCCCCCACCAAGGGAGGCCAAGAATTTTCGGCCCATTTGAGGACATGGCGGAGACGCTTGACTTCATACAAGAATACGAATCCAGCGAGAAATTTAACACCCAACCCATGCCAGAAATTTTGAAATCGGCGGGCGTTGAGGAATTCTTGGCAGACGCGGGGCGGCAATATCACCACGCCTATATTGAAAACAAAGAGGGGTTTATTGACTCCCTTAAAAATCCACGGCAGCACGGCCATTCATGGGTTGAACTTTTCAGTGAATCGCGGAAATTTGCCTTTGAACATTGGCACGACGAGGCCCGCGAAGAATTCATTGACGGGTTTGCCGAGACTTGCGGCGGGGGCGAAAACCGGGCCGACGCCGAAATGATTTGGGATAACTGGTCAAGCGGCATCCAAGACGGGCCAAATGGCGAAGGTTTTCGGGTTGAAATTGAGGGGGAGGAGGCCGGGCGCGAGGAGGGTCGTAAGTACCGCGAGCATTTTAGGAAGGAGGTGAAAGCATGAAGTATGCTCTCTTTGGCCCCACAATCGCGCTCACGGCCTTTTTATTATCGCAGGGGTACACATACACCCAACACATACCAAAAGAGGCTCAGATGCAAAAATCCAAGGTGTCTTGGTATGGTGAGCGATACCGGGGGCGGCTCATGGCCAACGGAAAGCCATTTAATCCAGACGCCCACACGGTCGCGCACCGCACGTTGCCCTTCGGAACGCGGGTTCGTTTCCAGCATGGGCCGAATGTAGTTTTCGCAACAGTCACAGACCGTGGGCCATTTATTAAAGGCCGCGAATTCGATCTTTCCAAGGCGGCGTTTGCGGCATTGGCCCAAGTGGAGGCCGGGCTTATCACGCCAAAGTGGGAGGTGGTGAAATGATTATTTACCAAATATCCCAAATGGACGCCCATCAAGGCTGCATCCGACATTGGGCCAAATCAAAGGCCGACATTGCCAGCATCAAAGCCAAAGTGCGGGCCAAATACCGGGCCGATGGGAACCAAAAAGATTTCGGGGGTTGGGTCGGCCCCGAAAAACACGAAATTGGCAAAGGCAAAGACGGGCTAGTGAGATTTCTAAACACCCATTGTAGCCTAGACAACGGCTAACCACTCTTTCTCACACATCCAGCCTCGTCCCTTCGCGGGGGCGGGGCTTTTTTGTGCAGTAATCGCGCCGATTTCCCAACATAGAAAAATTAGTTTTAATTATGTATATATTTTCAAGCGCGTGTATCGGTCGGTAATCGGTTCGCATTACTGACTAACCCCAGCCCGGCGCGTTTCCAGCCGCTCGGCTTCCAGATGGTACACTTTCCAGTCAGGGCCCAAAGGGCCCAAAGTGCCCCAATTTCCAACATGCCCTATATATATTTATTTTCATTTCCATATATAAATCTAAACTGGGGCACTTTAGGCCCTTTGGGCCCTTGTTTCGTGGAAGCAGCGGTTATTGTGGCACACTGGAGATTGTCCAGATGCGACGACCGTTGGATTTCGCTTTGGAGTAAATGTCAGGCCTAGCGGTGTGGAGACGCCGCATATAGGTCTTGAGGGCCGTTGGATAGGAGAGCAATTTCTCCACTCTGGAGCGGTAGGTGGGGTCGTCGAGGAGCCTCGTCTCAAGTTCTTGAAGCGTCCCGCGCCAAGGCACTCCATTCGGCTGGATCACCACATCTATCAGTTCAGCCAGTCGAGCCTCTGGAGCCATGTCCTCCAGCACTTCCACAATACTTGGGTGGTGAAACGCCTTAATGCCAAACCTAGGGCATTTGTGAACCGGCGCAATTTTATGTATTTCCTCAACAAAATAGATAAAGCCCGGCAACTCATCCAAAAGCGCATCCCAAAAAGCCGCCCTACCCTCTGGAGAGTCACATTCCATCGGCATCGTGGCCTGTTGGACTTTGAACAACATGATTTTGTCCTCTATTGAGTTGTCCAGCGGCGGCAACATAACGAGGTTTTCGGATTCATCATTGACTGAGATTGTGAGCCGCCAACATGGGGCCAAAATCAGCGCATCTTTGTGCTTCCCATGACACGACTGGTACTGGTTCACGGCAAAGTCCTTGATTCGCGTACCAAAAAGCCTCCGACTCGTAATGTCGTGGAACGGAGCCTCGTCTGCTATCATCAAATGCTCGGCTTGGAACAAATCAGCATTGAATTCCGTCTTGCCCGTCATGTAGCGGTAGGGGCGGGCTACGCGGCCTCCCAGCATTTCGGTGATGAGGTCTTGGAATAGGTTCTTGCCGCAGTTGCGAGGCCCGGCCATGACGAGGGCTTGACCCGGCATTGGTTTCCCGGCTGTCAACATTCGGCGGGCCATTTGGAGCCAGCCAAACACATAGAACAGTTGATCGGTGGACTCACCAATAAATAGGTCGCTCAATATCTGCTCAATCATTGGGAAGGGTTTGTTCTCCCCCTTAATAATATGCGGGTCGTCAGTGACCAACACTCTGGAACCCTTAAAGTTCTTCAGCCCAGCCGTGTGACCGGCGAGCGGCCCAGCATACTCGCAGGAATTCTTGACCACACATTCAGCCATGCAGTGTTCAACCTGACTCATTAGGTCGCCTTGGGCTTTTGTGCCGTTGAGGCCAAGCAATTTTAACTGTCGCTTGGTGGCGTCCGCGTTGAGGGGCAGATATTTGTCCCTGTTGTCCTGCATAAAAAATTTCTGCGTTGGAGCGTGATGGTGGATTTCAAAAAGGTGCATTGGATGGATTAAAATAAACTACTTCTTGGAGGTTGCCATTGGCCCGGCGACCGTGGGGCATACGAACAAATTGTGAGCGTGTCCATGTGGCTGGATCAGCACCTAATTGACACGCTGAATGAAAAAACTTTTTTACTACATCTTCAGAACGATCCCGCACATCGAACCACCCGTGGAGGGACTTGCCCCCGCTCAAAACAGCGCAGCGCAACACAATGTTTTTGTGGAGCTTGTTAAGTTGCTGAAGATATGCGGCGTGGTCGTCAAACGTGCCTTCGTCAAATTCCACGACTAGGTAGTGGCGAGGCCCGGTATTTTGCAGAGTCCGCTGGGACTTGGTTCCCGCTTGAGTCTCGCCCCACTTATCAGTCATTGGGTTTGGAACAATGAATTGGAGTTGATGAAGGTTGTGCCAGTGGAGGCGCGGCTTGGTTGCAAATTCCTTGGTACTCAAGCCGCAGCAAAGCAATGGGTTTCCAAAAAACAAACTCTCCACCGCGTCGTCGGCGTCCTCGCATTCAAGCGGGCTGGATTCCGCGAGCGCGGTCAACCCACCCTCCTTGCGCCTCGCCGCTTCTTGCCCCGACACACTCACCTGACTCCACATCGGGCGGCGTTCGGCTGGGCCTCCAGCTATACTGCGAAGCGCATTCTGGACTTCCCCCGGCTGGAGATCACGGGTCGCGTTCGCCTTGACGTATGCCTCTATATCATCTGGCCCAAACCCATCTTCCGCCAACACGCAACACGCATGGTAAATCCATTTATGAACGCCAGTGCCGCCCGGCGGGCAGGGTTTAATTTTTGGGACGAGATTTTGTGCCATTGGATTTTGCCCACGCTACCCATTTCTCTGGGTCGCCATACATTTTCCGTGCGTATTTAACCCGCGCCGCACGACCGGGGTAGTCCGTCCTATACGCCATTGTTCTGGATTCAAGCCGCCCGACTTCGCTTTCCAAAAGCCCGTGTCGATGCGCGAACTTCTTAAATTTCTTGTGCCAATCCTCGGCATTAACGTGTTTCGTTGGATCAGTAATTATCATGTCACAAACAAATCTTGTTCTATCTCGTTTTTGTAAACGCGCTCCAGCTTCGGCTCCAACGCCTTCTCCATATACTGGATTAGTTCCTCCAGTTGTTCGGGGGTTGCCTCCTTGATAAAATAGAGTAGTCCCAGCTTCGGCAAACTCGGACGAGTCACATGGAGTTTCCCCTTACTAGCGGCAATTTTCCGCGCCTTAAATTTCAACCGCTGTTTTGCGGAGAATGATTCAGCTTTCGGCCTCGGCATCGTCTTCTTCCTCGCAATGTGGGCAGGGGTTTAGTCCGTGCAGTCCTTCGTTCGTGAACGTGGAACCGCAGTCTCGGCATTGATCTTCAAACTCGGTGTAGTCATCGTCGTACCCCATTGATTTCCTCCCATATCCTATTAGTTTCTGCCGCCAAATCTTTCAACGTGCCACAGTTATTGATGGTGTAATCGACTGGATAGTTGTCCATCGCCGTCTCGCTGGAGTGTTGGTCGGTTGAGTCAGTTCCCCGCACGACTCGCACAACGGTTCCGCCCTGCCCCTTTATATAGTCCGCCTCATTTGGATAACGGACATCTGTAATAATGGCAGTGTCGAAGCCTTCCAGTTCTAGGTTCTGGAGGTCGGCATCCATCGCTTGAATCCAGTAGTCCTCGCCAAAAAATTTGCGGCGGAAATCCGCGCCCCATGCTTGGAGCAAAAGCCGCAACGACTCCTTTTCTTCCTCAACTTGCCAAACCGGCAACCCAGTTATGTGAGCAATCTCCCGCTTGAGGTTGTCGGCAAACGCGGCCCGCGCTATCTTGGGTCGATCTAGTATTTTGAAAATAGCGTCTTTACCGCTCCGCTTCTTGCCTGTTAGTCCGATTAGTTTCATTTCAATTTAGATTCCCAAACTCTGCGTGGGGTGGCGTGGTGGCTCGGCACATACGAGGGGCGAAATTCGCCCGTTGGAACAATCCACCCTTCCCGCTGGGCTACCCGCATGAGCGGCCCAACGGCTCGCAAATCTTTCGTGGTTTCGCTGGAGTGAAAATGCGGCCAGATGTCGTCAACGATAAATTTGTCGCGCCGTTTGGCAGTGGCGTGGATAGCGTCAAGCGTGGCCTCCTTCCATGCCTCGTTCGCACCCCCACTGGATTCGTCCATCGCGGCATCGCGAGCCGCCCGTCCTTTTTTGAGTGATTTCATTTTGTATATTTTGTGGCTTCGTATGCTTCTGCACCAATCGGGCATCCCTCCAACCAGTCTGGAGTTATGCTCATCAGATTCTCTATTTCCTTCGCCGCGTCTTTGTCGTCCTCATCCACTTCAACGATAAGTTCATCGTGGACTGACCAAACAACTTCAAATCCCGCGTTCAAAACACGCGCATAGCAGTCGGCAAAAACGTCGCGGGCCGTGGCTTGAACCAAGTTTTCGCATATCTTCCCACCGTACCAGTAGTAGGGGTTTTGGCCGCGAGTTGTGGAGGCAGTGAGTTGTCCTTTCTCGCGCTGGATGTTGAAGTATCGTACTGGCCGCTCGCTGGGTAAGTAAATTAAGTGTTCTGGATCGCGCTCGTCCTTCATCCCATTCTCGCAGTCCTTCCAGAACCAACACACCTTGGGATTTTGCCGCCGATATTCGCGCACCGTGCTTTCGGCTTCACTGCTGGTCATAGGAATTCCCCAGCCCGCCGC